TCCTCATGGCAGCACTATTTCCATTTCTGCGCCGTGGAAGATTAACAACGTCGCGACTAGCTTCCAAGACCGTTATTTCGATATTTGGACAATCTCTAGCGGGGCGGCCCTTACGATAGCTAACCCCAATTTCTATGTAACCACGTTAACGGTGAATGGGGCGGGGACGATTGTCGCAAATTACGTGTAAGGAATTACAATTATGACACCGTATATTTATAACAAAAGAAGTGGCGAGTATATCCCCTACGTGGAGGTAGAGGCGGGAGCGACCTCGCAGAATTTGCGCGACGAGACTATTGATGAGTTTGCCGAGCGCGTGGGCTGGGCGGATAAGGAGGATGAGTTCTTGCTCGATGCAGACACGCAGGTTTTTGACGTGCCCAATGGCGAAGTGCGCTGGCGGGTGCCCGCGCCGCTTACGCCCGCCTACAAGTGCGAGCTCGATGAATTGGAGAAGCGCGTAGCCGCACTGGAAGCGGCGGTCGCGCCGCGCGAGCCACAGCCACAGTCCGTGGAAAAGGAGGCGGAGCGGTAATGACGACTAAGCGGGGCGATAAAACAGCGGTGGTGCTAGCGCGGCTTGTTGATGAGGTCGCGGAGCTTCGCCGCGAGGGGGTCTTGCGTGGGGCGGTTCTCGATGAGGTCAAAGGAGACGTCGGCGAGGTAAAGACCCAAGCGCGACTGACGAATGGGCGAGTAACTAGCCTAGAGAGGCGCAACGAACATTTAAAGGGAGCGGTGACCGCTACGGTAGTAATCGTGGGGGCCTTGGGCTGGGTGCTAACGTTTTTGTTTAAATAGAGGGGGGAGCGGGCATGGCATTTACGCTACTAAAGAACAATTTTACTGGGGGCGAGTGGTCGCCTTTGCTTGAGGGGCGTAGTGACCTTGAGGGGTATCGCAGCGCATGTAGGCGAATGGAGAACATGCGTCCGATGGTGCATGGGGGCGCGGTGATGAGGGGCGGGCTGGAGTTTATCGCCGAAGCTCGCACGGGGTCGAAACCGGTGCGGTTGATTGCGTTTAACTACTCGACGAACACGCGCTATGTAATCGAGGCGGGCGACAAGTATTTCCGGATTCGGCGCGGGCACGATGCGTCGATTGCGGCCAACTCAATTGCGACACCCTACAAGGCGGAGGATGTGTTCGAGTTACAGTTTAAGCAGGTCAACGACTGGATGTATATCGTTCACCCTGAGTATGCGCCGAGGAAGTTGATGCGTAACACGGACACGAATTGGACGCTTGAGGAGGTGTTATGGGACTATGCGCCGCTTCGCACGGAGAACCTTAACCAAGCCGTAAAGCTAAAGTTCGAGAACAACCAGTTGTCCGCACAGGGCGACAATGTATTCACCAGTGGGCATGTGGGGAGCTACTTCGAGGTGCGCAACTTTGTAGAGGGCGCGGAGCTGGAGCTGAAGCTTTGGCCAGCGGCGCAGCACACTACGTTTTTATCGAGTGCGATTTTGGTGCGTGGGGAGTGGGACTTTACCACTTCAGAGTTTTGGTGGGGGACGGTGTATTTGGAGCGCAATCGGGACATTAACTCTGGGGGCGTGGGGCCAAATGGCTGGGAAGTGATTCGCAAGTGGAGTGGGCAAAGTGACCGCAACGTTTCGACGAGCGGCAAGCTGGATGATGAGGACGGGGCGGTATGGCTACGGATTCGTTACAGCAGCAAGGGGAACCCCTATTACGACCCTGCTATGGGGAATATCCCCAATAGTAATATGCCCGAGCGGTGGAAGGAGTCGTTTGCACGGATTACGACTAAGGACACTTGGACTAAGGGGCTGGTGCGGGTGACGGGGTATAACTCGCCGACGAGCGTAAACGCGGTCGTGGTGGGAAATAATGTGCCTGTCTCGGCTGAGTGGACGCAGCGTTGGAGCGAGGGCGCATGGAGTGCGCACAGGGGCTTTCCTACTGCGGTAGGCTTCTTCGAGCAGCGAATGTTTTATGCGGGCAATCGTGCGCAGCCGCAACGGGTGTGGGGCTCGCGCAGTGGGGATTTTGAAAACTTCCGCATGGGGGTTGCCGATAACCACGCGGTGGCTTTCGACATCGCGGCGACGGAGGCGAACCCGATTCTGTGGTTGGATGGGATGCAGCGGATTATTTTGGGAACCAGCGGCGGAGAGTTTACTATGTCGGGGGCAGCCAGTGGGGATAAGCCGCTGACAGGGACGAGTGTTTCGATTCGCGGGCAATCGGCCTACGGGAGCGCGTGGCATTCGCCAGTTCGGGCCAATGATGCGTTAATTTTTGTGCAGAGGCAGGGCACAAAGCTTCGAGAGCTAGTGTTCTCGCTGGAGCGGGACGGGATGCTTGCGCCGGACTTAACGGTCACTGCAGAGCATTTGTTTAGGGCCTACGGGGTGCAGGACTTGGGCTTTGTGCGTTGGCCGGATCCGAGTATTGCGGTGGCACTTGGCGATTGCTTGGGCTGGCTGACTTACGACAAGGAGGCGGGCATGCAGGCGTGGGCGAAATACACGAGCCACAACGCAATCTTTGAGAGCGTGTGCGGGATTTATGGGGAGCCTGATGAGATTTGGTGCGTGGTGAGAAGGAAGGTAGGTAACACTTGGAAGCGGTTCATCGAGCGGTTTGCGCCGGAAGCGACGACGAAGGCGGAAGCGCGTTACTTAGACTGCCACAAGAGCGGCACGCTGGATTATAATTGGAATGGGGGCGTGTTTACGTCTGGCGGTGTTATCAATGGCGAGGTCGTGCGCTTGTATTTGGGCGGGGTCGTGGTCGGTGACTATACGGTTATCGGCGGGGGAATCCATGTGCCGGACAAGTTGCGCGACCAAATCAAGGCCAAGTGGGCGAAGGCGGAAGCAGACCACGGCAGCGGGGCGAGTATCCCAATGCGCAGCTACTGCGTGGGCTTCCCGTATAAGGGCGTTATTGAGACGATGCGCTTGGAAATCGACGGGGAGCAGGGTTCGACGGCGGGAAAGGTGCGGCGGATCCACAAGCTTGCGCTGCGTTTCCAGAACACCGGACAGGGCGTGAGGTATGGGCAGCCGGACGGGCGGATGGAGGAGCTAATCTTTCGCGACGCAGTAGACCCCACCGACGGGACGCCTCCCCTGTTTACGGGCGAGAAGGTCACGCAGTTCCCGCTTGGCTACGATTGCGATGCGCGGGTGCGTGTCGAGCAAACGAGTCCCCTTCCCTTCATGCTACTGGGCTTGGCTGTTACGGCCGAAATCACCGGCGGCTAGTGGGCACTTATTGAGAACTTAATAACTGAACGACCAATTTTACTATGAACTTAATTAAGAGAATGTATCGGGACGGGCATTATAGCACCCTTGCGCAATGGACTGAGGCGCACGGCAAAGCGATTCCGCCGGAGGAGCTGTTGCCGGTTAATCGCGGGGTGGTTATTTACGAAGAAGTAGCGCAACCGAAGGACGAGAGCGGCAACGACGCTCTCGCAAGAATGGAACAGCCACTGGCTGTGGCCTTCGTGTTTAAAGATGCGGATGCGCCTACGGGTTGGCTGGGTTTCTTGACCTCTGCGCCAAACCTTGGGCCGAAGAAGGCATTTCGTGCGTGTAAGGCGGCAATCGAAGCCGCCGAGGAGCTGGCGATTAAGCAGGGGGTTCGCTACATGTTCGTAAACTCTGAGAGTCCCGGGTATGCGCGGTTTTTGCAGCGTCACGGCTGGGTGTGCTGCCATGAAGCCAATGCAGAGTTTTGCAAGGAACTGATGTGGAAGAAAGGGGGCGGCCTGTGACCGCTGCCAAGTTGGCGAGTGCCTTGTTGGGCACTCGTCGAGGAGCACATAAACAAACGTTTTAACTGGAGGTAATTTATTATGCCGTGGGCAGCAGCAGCGGGGGCCGCAATGGGAATTGCGGGCAAGATTGGCGGGGCAATTTCCAAAAACCAAGAGATGAAGGCGCAAGAGGCGTCGCATAAATACAATGCGGCGGTTGCTAAGCAGGCTGCGCTTGATGCGGAGAAGGAGGGCAGGCACAAGGCGAATCAGCAGCGCAAGGCGGGCGATAGGCTTAAGGGGCAGCAGCGGGCCGCGTATGCGGCTTCGGGTGCAGTGGTGGACACGGGTTCGCCCTTGGAAGCAGCGGTAGAGCAAGCGGGGCAACTGGAGATGGCCGCACTCGACCAAGAGATAGCCGCGAACCGCGAGGGGCAGCAGCACCGTAGCGAGTCGGAGCTTCAATTGGCACAGGCCAAGAACGTGAAGAATGCGCGTAAGCTGGCGTTGGCCGGTGCAATTGCAGGCGTGGGGTCTTCTATGTTTAACGCCTTTAAAGGCGGGGGTATGGGTAAGGCCAAGGGCGGAGCGGTCGCGTCGAATGGCGTGGGAGGCACGGCCTTAATCGGGGGCAGCGGCAAGGCCGGAGCGCAGCCGTTTTCCCTAGTGATGTAACTGAGGCATTTGCGTTGTTAAGGGCTTGCAATGCCATTTATTATCAACATATACAGATATTGTTATGGGATTATTTAAGACACCGAAGATGCCGACACCTGCCCCGCAAGCACCGGCAGCGACTGATACCGATTCGAGTGTGGACACTGCCGAGCAGGATACGGCTCGCAGTGCGCAGAAGAAGAAGGGGCTAGCGGCCTCGATTTTGGGCGGTGCGGGGGCTCCTACGATTGGCGGGCATAATCCGCTGAGGCAGCCGAAGAAGGCACTGAAGGGCCTGTTTGGGTTCTGAGGGCGGGCAGCGGGAGGCTCTAAATGATATCTGCCAACTACATTATTACGCGGAATAACGCCTTAAAAGCGAAGGCGAGTAACACCCGCAACTTATGGGAGGACTGCGCGAGGTTTTGCGTCCCGCGCAAGGGGCAGATTATCACGGAGCGCGAGGAGGGCAACCGCGCTAGTGACTCGATTTTTGACACGACCGCCGAGGAAAGCTTGCTGATTTTTGCTTCGGGGCTGTTGCAGCACTTGACCCCACCTGGGCAGATTTGGGCGCGGATAGAGTCCACAGAGACAGAGCCGCATCCTGAGTTGGCCGCGTGGTTCGACAAGGAGAGCGAAGCGTTAATGCAGGAACTGCATAGCGATAACTTTCAACACACTATCCATGAGGCGTTCCTAAGCCTTGGGGCCTTCGGGACGTGCTGCGTGCTCTTGGAGGAAGGGACGAAGGATTTCCTTAATTTCAAAGAGGCGGTTGTAGGGACGTTCTCAATTTGTGAGAACAATGAGGGCGCGGTTGATACGGTTTATCGCGAGTGGAAGTGGAGTGCCAGACAGGCGGAGCAGGAATGGGGTATCGAGCGGCTTGGGGCCAATGTGCGCAAGGCACTGGAGAGCAAGAATCCGAGCGACCAAGATAAGGAATTTACCTTCATCCATGCAGTTTATCCTCGCCGGTCAGTGACCGGTGCCAATTTGGCGAGCTTTCCGCTGGGCGGCTCGTCGCCAAAGGGCTCCGAATCCGATGAGGTGGTGGAGGGCCAAATGGTCGCGCCGGAGCGTAGGCCGATTGCGAGCGTGTATGTGTGTGTAGAGGACAAGCGGGTTGTCCTTGAGGACGGGTATTATGAAATGCCCTATGCGGTGTGCCGCTTGCTTAAGAGCAATGGCGAGATTTACGGGCGCGGGCCGTCGATGCAGGTGTTGCCCAACTTGCGGTTGATTAACCGGATGGAGGCGTTAACGCTTGGGGCGACGGAGCTGATTGTGGACCCGTCTTGGCTGCTTCCTGACGATGCGGCGTATAGGCCGGACAATCGCCCTGGGGGTATCACTTACTACGACGCGACGAATCCGGCGGGCAAGCCCGAGCAGTTGGTCAGTGCGGCGCGAGTGGATGTGAGCGAGTCGAAGATGGAGCAGATTCGCGAGCGCATATCCAAAGCGTGGCATGTGCCGATGTTCCACGCGCTCAATAACGAGTTTGCGCAGAAGCGGCAGAAGACGGCCTTCGAGGTCGAGCAGATGCTTCAGGAGAAGATGGCGGACTTTTCGCCGATGTTTACGCGGATAACGCGCGAGCTTCTGAGTATCTTGCTAGAGCGTGCCTTTGCGATGCGCTTGCGTAGCGGTAAGGCTGAGCCTCCGCCGATAGATATTGGGCAGGAGCTTAACTACAAGATTCGCTACACTGGCGAAATCGCGCTTCGGATTCGCGCGATGCAGGATAAGGGCACGGTGCAAGCCGCGCAATTGGCCGGTCAGTTTGCGCAGTTTGACCCGAGTGTAGTGCAGGTTATCAATTGGGAGAACCGGTTCCGCGAGATGGCGAAGAACTTGGGCGTTCCCTCTACGGACATTCGCAGCGAGGAGGAGGTTGCTGAGATTGTGCAAGCGCAGCAGGAGGCACAGGCACAGGCCGAGCAGGCGCAACAAATGCAGCAAATGGCCGGTGCTATGAAAGACATTGGCCAAGGAGCGGGCGCAATGGGCGGGCCAGAAGCCATGCAGCAAATGGCGGGCGCGGAGGCTTTGGCCGCATAGGAGATACTTTTATGAAAACGAGGAACCCCAAAGAAAAGCCAACGCGGGCAATTGGCCGCGAGGACACCGAGCAGGGACATAATCCCGAAGTAGAAAGGCAGGCGTTACGCCGCGCTTACTTACAGCTATTTAGCGGCGAGGTGGGGGCGCGTGTCTTGGACGACCTGTTGCGCCGGTATGGCTGGCGCGATGGCGTGGAACTGGCGAGCTACCGAGTCGGCATGCCGCACGCGGATATGTGCTTTGTAGAGGGGCAAAAGGAGGTCGTGCGCTATATCCTCACGAGCATCGGCGGCCTCGAAACCGTTAACCAACAGGGAGACTAATTTCTATGACTACCGAAACGATTATCCAAGAGGGCTCGTTTACGGCGGGCGAATACGGCGAGGTCGTCGTCGTGGGCCAGCCGATGATTCGAGAGGTGTTTTTCGACTTCTACCCGAAGGACGTCTACGGCGAGCCGAAGGAGGCGGGGCATAAGGAAGGTGGGCCTCCGCTTGAGCTGGTGGTGATTCCCGATGAGAACGGGGGCGGTGGAAGAACGCTGCAAGAGCTGAGCGCAACGAACGCCGAAGGACGCCCGCAAGAGGACGCAGAACCCGAGCCCGAAGGCTTAGAGGAGAGCTTTGCAGAGCCACGTATGGCGTTGTATGCGTCGAGCTGTCCGCGTGATGGGTGGAAGAAGATAGGCGATTTTAAGAGCCATATCTACCACAATACGACGCGCTCGCACCGGAATAAGGAGGAATCGAGCAATGAGTAAGAAAGCAATTTATGTAAACAAGGTCTTCGACGGGACAGAGTCCGAAGCGAGGCGGTGGATGTCGTCTCCTAGGCTGGATTGGAGGTACATTGCTCTTCTCTACACGAGTGCGAAACTACCAGTTGATGACCCTTACTATGCTGAGCTACGCCAAGAAGATAGCCTTGACGGGGAAACTTGGCACGGGGGTTTTGACTACGCTTTTGATGAAAACGTGGATAATCCTATAGGGCCGGGGATTTATGTTATGTCCTCCCTCAGGACCTCCTTTCCCTTATTTAGAGTACTGATTCCAGCAGGCTATGTGGGCACGGCGATGTTGAGGATAAGTTTCTAGAACCACTTCTTTTTAGCGATACCGGAGCGCAGCCATGCGCCGAGGACGACGAGGGCAATAACCCCAATAACTTTACCAATTACTATGATTAACGAAGAGATAGTCACGAAGGTTCCAGAGGTTTTCCGCGAGGGGGCCTATTCCCTTAATGTTGTGGGGAAGATTTACCGCGAGCAAGAGCATATCGCAACGCGCGATAGAGAAACGCAAGAAGTCACTTTCCTTGAGGGGAAGAGTAACTTTAAGCAGAGCGTGGCGCGATTTTTGAACAAAGCGGACGCAGATCGCGAAGCGGCAGGGGCTTCTATTGTGGCTAAAATAGAATCCGAAATCGCTGCCGAAGCCGAAGCAGGCGAGCCGATTGCGCCCGAAACGCCTGAGCCCGTCGTTGAGGAGCGCGAGCTTAGCCTTACGGAAATTATGGGCGACTACCCGCAAGGCGCACCGGCGACCGACTGGCGCGGGGATTTAACGCCCGCGTTTTTGGCGTGGTATTTCGAGCACTACCCCGAGCGGGCCAAGCTGCGCTACGCACAGCGGGGGCTCGTGCCCGTGGTGCATGAGTTTTTGAGCAAACTTTCGAACAACTGATTTTATGGAAAACACTGAATCTACACCGACCGACAACGTCGCCAACACCGATTCCGCGCTAGATAACGCGGCGGCTACCCCGCAACCGGACTACTCGAAGTTTATCGATGCACAGGGCAACTTCGCCGCACCTGTGGCCGGTAAGTTCAAGACCTTCGAGGGGCTGGTTAAGGGTTACGAGAGTGCGCAGAAGCTGCTTGGGGCACAGGGCGACAAGGTGCCAGTGCCCAACGAGAACTCTTCAGAGGAGGAGTGGGCTTCATTTTACGAGCGCGTGGGACGACCGGCTGACCCGAGCGGCTACACCTTCGAGGTGTCCGATGAGGTGAAAAAGTTGGAAGGCGTCTACGACGAGGAGGGTATGAAAGCCTATGCCCAAGTCGCACACCAAGCGGGGCTTACTCCTAAGCAGGCACAGACCGTTGCAGACCTGTATTTCAAGGGGATGCAAACGCAGCATGCCGCGTTCGAGGAGCAGCAAAAGGCCGCGCTGGAGGCACACGTCCAAGAACTCGCCAAGGAGTGGGGGCCAAAGGGCTCACCGCGCTGGAAGCAGAACGAGGGCTTGGCCGATGTGGGTATGGATGCGCTAGGGATTACCGCTGAGGATATTTCCGCTATGCCAGAGGCGCGAAGCCCTGCTTTCCTCAAGGCAATGGTGAAAGTCGCGGGCATGATTCGGGAGCGACCGGCTGCGGGAATCGGCGGAGAGAACGCCGCACGGGGCGGTTTCGGCGATGATATTCAAGCGCAGATTAACCGAATCACTCATGATTTAAGCGGGCCGTATCATAAGCGCGAGCACCCGGGCCATGACGACGCAGTCGCACAGGTAAAGCGACTCATGCAGTTAAAGGCCAATGAGACTTTGGCCGCGTAGGGGACGCGGTCGGTTAAATACATGGTAGCAAGGGGGCTCTGGGAAACCGGAGTCCCCTTTTCTTTGCATTAGTTAATCATAAATACTTGACATGATTAACTAATGGCGCATGAGTAATCGCGCACAGAGCAGAGGACACCTTAGCGGGAGCTAAGCCCAAAGCGCGGTGCCTCCGACTGAGTCGGGCCCTTAATGCGAAAGCGACACCCTCCTAGGGAGGCCGCGAGTAGCGGGCGGGATACCCCGAAAGATGCCAGCCGCGAGGAACTATCAAAACCGAACCCTTAAACAAGAAAGGGCTCTGTTTCTGTGCGTATAGGCTCGGGGCTCGCGGCGAGGAATTAACGAAGCGGTGCAGGGGTGTGTTCGTGCGGAGACGGGGCATTCACGCATGGAAACAATCACCCAATGGCAAAAAGACTTATTTCATACTAATGTGCATCTGACTCTCTCGCAGCGCGAGAGTGTCTTAGAGAATACCGTGCGGCGCGAAGTGCAGCATGCGCGAGTGGGCTATTACGATATTTTAGACCCCACCAAAATTATGGAACTTACGGTGCGGCATGCGAATACGCCCCGTATCGACATGAATCACCGGCGTCGGTCGATGACGCTGCGCAATTTTATCCACGCGACGTCTACTTCCGATGAGGATAAAATCAAGCTGTCGATTGAAGACCCGACCTCGACTTACTACGAAGCGGTTAAGCGGCAATTCAATGTCCAGAAAGACTTACTCATTAGCGACGCACTGTTTGGGAATGCCACCGAAGAGGTAGACTTCCACACCGGCGTTACCGCACAGGTGCCTTTGCCTGCTTCGCAGATTATTCCGGTTAACTACGTGAAGAGTGGGCCACCGGTGAATAGCGGGCTTACGCTCGATAAGCTTCGGCAAGCGAAGTATATCTTGCGCAAGGGCCAACAGAACCCGGGTGCTAAGCTGTATCTTGCCATGTCTAATGACCAGTTGGATGACCTTCTGGGACTCATTGAGGTGACTAGCGGCGACTTTAATGCGATTAAGCCTTTGGTCAGTGGGGATATTGCCCACTACATGGGTTTCGAGATTAAGGTCTTCGACGGGTTGCCGGTCGATACTAGCACAGGCATTGGGCAGATTGCGGCTTACGCGAATGATTCGGTAATCTTTGGCGTAGGACGCGATATTGAAGCAAAGGTAGACCCGCTACCGGAGCGCAACTATGAGACTCAGCTTTATACGCGGGCGACATATGGGGCACTGCGTCTTGAGGATAAGGGCGTGGTCTCAATTAGCTGCCAGCTCTAAGGGAATTAATCAATGGGGCTGGGGCGGCGTGCCCTAGCTCCCGCAAACACTTAATAAGAAAGGACTAAATCATGGCTACTTTTAATACACAGGTATATAACGACCAGAACAACAGCGGTCGTGGAATCCGCATGGCACAGGCTCGGTTTGCTAACGCGAAGGTGCGCTATGCGATTTGTGAGTATAAGACTACAGGCACTGAGGCTGCGGGCGACACGGTGAACTTGGTGAAGCTGCCGAAAGACTGCCTGCCGGTGCCGGTGCTCTCGCACATCATGCATCGGCATGCGCAAGAGATTAAGGTCTCTATCGGCGTCGCTAGTGACCCCGAGCTGTATGGCAAGGAAATCCGGCTGCATGGCCGAGCCGAAGGTCTTGGCCGATGGCGATGAGGTGGTCTTCGCGGAGTTCAAAGGCACGCTGCAAGCAGGGAAAGACATCACGTTTTACCTTGCCTACATCGCAGAATAACGCACGCTGTGCGGCGTTCTGTATGTATTCATTGTCTCCTGTGCGCGTTCATTCGCACGGGGGGGTTAGTGTTGTGGGTCCGGTGAGGTTTTTCGTATTTCCTCACCGGCCTTCACGCGCGGTCGCAGACCGCTTTATTATGCGAGGCTTCCGTTGGAAAGCCTCGTCCTTACGGCAGGGAAGGCTTAACAAGAAGGAGGAACGACCGTGACGCGATTGGATATTTGTAATGCGGCCCTAGGCGAGGTCGGGCACACATCAAGCGGGCTTACCGCGCTGGGGGATGACTCAACGACGGGCGAGCTTTGCCGTCGGTTCATCGGGCCGAGCGTGCGCGAGGTCTTGAACATGGGTAAGTGGAAGTGTGCCCGTGCGGGCGTGGAGCTGGCGAAGCTCTCCTTGCCGCCCGATGAGAAGCCGCTTGGTTGGGCGGAGGCGTATCAACTGCCAGAGGATTACATCCGCATCGTGAGTTTCAACGAGGTGGACGCTGAAGAGCAGTGGCAGCACTTGTTCGAGGTGCGGGGGGACAGGCTGCTTACGCAGTTACCGCGAGCGTACATGGTGTATGTGCGCGACCTTTCGGCGAAGGGCGAGGACGTGCACTTAATGCCTCCGCTTCTGGCGCGGGCCGTGGTGTGTAATCTTGCCGCCAAGCTGGCGTTTCCCTTGCAACAGAGCACGAGCTTTAAGCAGGCAATGGAACAGGCTTGCGAGTTTGCCATGAGGCGGGCCAAGGCGAGCGGGGCACTGGAGGAGTTTCGCCCAAGGCTTAGTCCCTTCGTGGGCAGTCGCTGGCTGGCGGCACGGGGCATGTGAGGCACGCGGCCAGATTGCAGAAAAGGCGGGAAAGTGAAATCTGCCGCTGTCCTGTGAACAAAAACTGAAACCATTTTGCTGACGCCAGCAAAAAGCCCGCCGTTTCGGGCGGGGCTTTGGGCTGCCTGTTCGGTAGTTAAGGGCTAGCCGGTCACTTCAGTGTTTTGGATTCAAGTTGGCACTATAAATACAAAAAAATAATCTTTCTAAGCTGCCTATTCGGCAGAAAAAAAGCTGAGGCAACCGGCCAACGAGGCGTTGGCAAACGGGAAAGGAAGGGGCGTGTCAAGCTCGGGATTTGCGCAACTGGCTTAGCAACTGGTGCGCAGTCAAAGCGTGCACGTCATCGAACCTGCGGAAGTCCTCATCGTAGGTGATGGCGGGTAGTCGTTCCTGTTGTGCAGTGGCGGCAACTAAGCAGTCTGCAAAATCAACGCTTCCGCTAGTGACCTCCGAGTAGAGCCGGATAGCATCAAGCGTAGTCTTTTGCATCTCTAGGCAGGGGACATCTATGAGGGTAAGGATGGCCGTTGCTATCTCTGACCGCGTAGACTTGTAGTGCCACTTCAGAACCCAAGTAAGCTCGGCTACGACTACTTCGGGAACGTAGAGGCTGCGGGGAAGGCTCTCCTCGAAGAGCGCGAGGACTGCCGCCGTTTGTTCTGGCGGGTCGTCGCGCATGAGGTAGCGCACGAGAAGATTGGTGTCAGCGACTCCGGCGAATTCGTTCATCATCTCTTCCAAGGGCTTCTCCGATTGAGCGACGGATTTCGTCTTTTGTCGGCTGAATTGGGCGGGCGAGGTGGTGGAGAATACCGGCAGCACTGCGGGCATGGCAGATAATGGGGCCTTTGCTCGTCATGCGCACAAAGGGCGTGCCTTCGGGCATGCCGCTAATCATGCGGGGCGAGTAGCCGGTAGGAGCGGTAGTTGTTGCGGTGTTCATAGCTGTATTCTGAGGGTTAGTGTTGTGAGTATTTTGGTGCAAAATGGTGCGTTTGGGGGAATCGTCAAGTGGGTTGCTGGCGCGGCGGGTAGAGCTCAATTTCCATACCTGCCTCGGCTACGGGTTTGAGTGCAGTGTAGAGGATGGGGCGAACGTCGTCCCAGTTGAGCCCGCCTTCGCCACAGCCTAGGGCGGGGATGGCCATAGAGCGAGCATCAAGAATTCGCAGTGCGGGGGTAAACCGAGCCAAGCCACTTTTTATCCATTTGAGTTGCGAGGGTTCTTTCCAGTGTCGCTTTGTCGGAAAGCTGATTATCCACTTGGGGTTATTGTGGGTGTAGGTGACGAAGGGCTCGCCGACCTTAATCTCGCCTACGTCGCAGAGGCGTTTGTATTTGGCGAAGTAGTCAGGGAAGCGGGCCTTGAACTGCGCGGCGAGCCCTTTTCCCATAACGCCTACGCAGTTAACGGGGTTTACGAGGATGTCGGCTTGGGAGGTGAACAGGTCGCCATTGGGGATTTCGGTAATCATAATGGGGAGGGTTAGATCTGGCGCGGGGTCTTCTATGCTTTTGCGTTCTGTGGGGAGAGGGGGCATGGGCGAGTGGGTTCGGGGCTGAGGGTTACGAGGGTTACGCCTCTGCGCTTGGGGTCATAGGGCATAAGGCGTGGGTGGGAGATAAAGCGGGAGTCATCAATTTGGAGCGCATCGGCAATGCCGTCGCGGTAGGGTTTGAACATGCTAAGGAGGTTGTCGTCGTCGCGTCGCCGCCGGTCGCGGGGGTAGAAGTCGAGGTGCAAGTGCAGGTGCTCGGCAGCTTTGAGCGCGGCAACATGTTCGGGGTCTTTCTCGCGGGTGATACCAATCGCCTTCATAGCCTCCCAATGGGCGGTTGCACGGGCGAGCTTGGCGGCCTTGGCCTTCTGCGCCCAATGCATGCGAGCATTGGGCGAGAGGCGTTTGTCCGGCCAAGGTAGGAGGAGGGGGTTAAGCGGATTCATTCTCAGAGTCGGCCTCCCATCGTTTGCGTTCTGAGAGCATATGTGCGGCTAAGGAATAGCTTACGTGTGCGAGCATATCCATTCTCCCCTTGTCGGGATGAGTCGCGTCGGTCGGGTGTATATAATAATCATGCGCTAATGATTTTAGGGCAATAGCTGCGAAATGGTCGCGCAGCGTAGCGTCTAACATCTTAGGGTTAAAATTATATGGGATTGTGACAGTGGCGGGCTTTTTCATTTCGTGTGGGGATAGGGTTATGGGTTGCTGTCAGAGTTTTTTCTCTGCTAATATACCAAGGAATTCACCAAAGATGTTCTCTTTAAAAACCTCTAGGCATCGGTAGTTTTGGAGTGCATATTGTATGAATTCCCCGTAGGCTATGGTATTGAGTCTTTTCTTGTTCTGAATAATGATTCCTCCCCCGATTTGTTCGGGGACTTCATATATAATAATATCTTCGAATTCTTCGGAACGATGTTCTATAGGTTTGAGTTTTAGTTTTGTAGTCATGGTTAGAAATTAATAAGGGTGTGGGCTTCGTCGAACATCCGGCGGGCGGTCGATTCTCCTAAGAGTTGCGTCCACCACTCGCGCGGTTTGTTGGTCGTAGTAATCGCCGGTATGTGGTTTCGGTAAATCCAGTCGTAGACCTGCGCTAACGCCATGCCTTGGCTTTCAAACGCGGTGTTAAAGCGGTGCAGGTCGTCGAAAAAAAATAGCTCCGACCATCGGCGAAGGTAATCGAGATAGTGCGAGATGCCGTTTCGGTTCTCTTCGATAGCCCTTAGGAGTCGCTCGGCAGTGAAAAACTCGAAGGGGAGTCCGTCGCGGGTGTAGAGTCGGCCTAAACTCACCCAAGCAGCTCGGGTTTTGGCCTTGGAGGTTTCGCCAAAAAGGAGCGGGCCGGGGTAAGTGCCGTCCCACTTCTGCACTGCGTCGAAGGCGTCTGCATTGGTGAGTTTCGAGCGGTCGATTTTTTCGTAAAACTCAGCGGGGCAAACTGTGCGGAAACGGTCGAGGCGGTGGTTGCGTAGATACTCGCGGCGATAGCGTTCGCTTGCGTCGTCTTGGTCGAAGTAAGTCCGCTGAAATGCACCGGTGATTGATTCTTTTGGCGGCTCGGAACTGGGCTTTTCCGGTTTGGGGAAAAGCATTTGATGGGTTATTTGTTCGAAGTTCATTTCGGGTTAGTCGGCAAAGCCGAATCGTCGGGGGAGTGTGGCGCGGTCGGCAGGTGCTGCTTTCGCCTTCGCTTGGGCTTCGGCTTGCGCGGTGAGTGTTCCCCACCACTTGCAAAGCGAAGTCGGCGTTAACGTGAAATCGTGACAGGCTCGGAAGATGCGGGCTTTCTCGGCGATGAGTTCCGGCGTAACCTCCGGCGTTGCCGCTCGGATTTGCCTCAACGCAGTCGCCGCTGCGGCCCAAGCGTTCGGCGTCGTCGCGTGGATGTCTCCGCCGGTCGAGGCTACGACCGCATCGAGCAACAAATTGCGCTGAGGCGGAGGCTTGGGAGGCTTCGGCCTAGGCTTCGAGGGCGGTTCAGACGTGGGTTTCGACTCGGGTTGAAGCTCGGATTCAGACCCAAGTTGCAACTCCTGTTCCGGCGACACGGCGACGGGAGGCGACGCCAACGGCGGGGCCGACTCGGCGCAAGAAGACGAACGAAGTGAGTCTTCTTTACTCTCTACTCTCTTCTCTCTACTCTCTGTCCGTTTTATATCGGTATCAGTATCGGTATTAAGTGGGGCATTGGTATCGATATTAATACCGGTATTAATATCGGTATTAATAAAGCCAAGAAGCTCGGCTTTTTGCTCGTCGGTGAGGTGTTCGTAGCACGCAAGCATGCCTTGGGCGACTTTCTTGCGGGCTTGGTCGTCGCCAAGCTCACGCCATTCCTGCATGCGCGAGCCCGTGACCTTGTCGCCGCGCGGCTTCTCTTGTGCCAGAACGCCAGTCACATAGACGAAGTCGCCGATGCGTTCGGCGAGCTGTGCAGCTTCAAGCTCCTCAAAGCCTCGGCGCAAGCTCGCGCGGGTCATCCCAGTGTCGGCGATTATGTAGCCGTCCTTGCACAGGTAGCAGCCGAAGTAATTCGCATTCGGACTGCTCGCGAGATACGCATAGAGGCTCTTCGAGGCAAACGAGAGCCCTTTCCAGTTCCATAGCTGCGTCGGCACTTTTCCAAAGTCACGCATGGCTACACGCCTCCTTTCTGTTCTTCGGATTCGGGCGCGAAAGTCTCGGCAACCTTGCGCAAGGCTTCGCTGAGCGTGGGGCGGTCAAATGTCCGCATGCGCTCGGCTCGGGGGGAGGAAATGTAGCAAATAACGCGCTTTTCAACGCGCCCGTCGGCAAAGACTTCTACGCTCGCATCTAAACGAGCCCATTTAATTTTGCCTTGGCCATAATCGATAATCGCCTTGGCCGCGCGTTCGAGTAGCACGCTGTGCGCTCGCTTTGCTTCCAGCTCGGCGACTTCGGCCTGTATGTCTTCTAAATTGTTCATGTTGTGTGTATGTGTGTGTTAAAACTTGGGTTCTTCGTTGTTGTCTTCGTCGGGCTTCCACGCGCCGAAGCGCGGCGACCACCCGCAGTTAGATAATACGCTCGTTTGGTCGCGGAGGGCTTTATCGATACGCTTCTCCACGCTTAGCGAGACCTCGGCAGCTATCCGCTGCGCAAGGTTGTCGCCGATTTGTTTCGCAAGAAGCTGTGCCAGCTCCTCGGGTGTGCCGGAGATAATAAACCGACCAATGCGGGCTTCCACATACTTGGGCGTTTCACTCATCGCGCACCGCCTTTTTCTTCTGTCTCGTGCACTCCGGCTCTCGCTATCGCTTGCCAGTTCGCCAGCCGTGCATTGTCAAAGGCGCGGTAGGCTTCCCTACGCAGCGCGGCGCGATGCCGTTCGTAGTTACTGCGTAGTAAGCGCATCATTATAATGCCCAACACACCGGCGGGAATAGCAGCCGTAAGCCCGAAGAGGACGGCAAGGGTTATGCCTTCGCTAATCATGCCGCACCTCCTTTCATTATTGCCCGTTCCGCGTCATAGAGTGCAGTGAAAGCGCGGGTCGCTTGTTCGCGTGCGCGGGGCAAGTAGTCGCCGCCGTGCGGGGACATGCCTTGCGTCATTCTATCTACTATGAGTCCGTGGACGCGGTCATGTAATTGTTTCGCGAGCAATTGGCACTCGCGGATTTCGGCAATATGTTCGGGGATCATTTCGCAGCCTCCTTTCCTCGCATGATTTCAAACTCCATCTGTGCACGCTTGCCTTGCGCGAATAGCTCGGCTTCGGCGACTACTTCGGCAATCAACGCCTGCAAGTCATCGCTCAATGCGCTTACGCCAATAGAGGGAGTAACAAGGGTTCCCCAGCCGAAGGGTAACCCTTCGGGTTTGGCAGGTAATCTTAATATATTCGCCATCGTCCTTTTTATTCGTGCGTGTAATCTCAATGGGAATGAACTTGAGAGGGGTTTCCGGCGGCGGCTCTATATCATAGTCTTTCTTCATCGGCGATTTAATCTCATAGACCTTGCAAACAATTGCGTAGAGATTAATTAGCGCGGTTTTAAGCTCAGGGCGAGGCGGTGCCTCGGTGCTAACTTCTAGTTCGTCAAATTCGTTCAAATAGCGAACAGTGGTTTTGGCGCCTTTGCGGGATAGTTTTGTAATAAACATGATAACTAGGGGATTGGTGGGGTGTGGGTGGGTGCGATTCGTTTAGTGACTACTCCCGTTATTAAAACGGGAGGTCGTCGTTGTCTTCCTCGGTCGCAGCGGCTTCGGGCTCAGCTTGCGCGACTTCGACACTCGCGGGCTCTTCCACGCTCGTCGGTTGCTCGCCGCTCAGCGCGGCTTGCAGCAAGTCCAGCGCATCTAATAGATTCTGATCGCTCGGGAAAATCCTGTCAGAGTTACGCTTTTGTGGAGCCCATGTTTCAATATACCACTTTGCCGATTGCATGGGTAAGTCGCCAAGCCGCACGCCTTTGTTTTTCCCAAACGGGATTTCTTGCGCGAGCCAGTCATGCGAATCGCCGACAACTTCATGAACTTTGCGATAGTCGGGCTTCGCATACGGCGCGGGCGTCCGCACTGTAGAGACATGCGAAGTCGCTTGCTCGGCTTGTGCTTGCGCAATGCCAACGCCCTTAAACGCACGTTGCAGCGAGCGCGTAACTTCGCGCGAAACTTCGCGCGAAACCGGCTGAGGCTGCGCTTCGGCACTATCAAACCCACCGGCGGGAACTTCCTCCGCTGGCGTAGTAGACAAACCCGCATTCATCAGCAATACGACGTGCGCAAATGCCCCACGGCATACACGACTCATTGCGCGAGTCTGTGCCATCGCGCGAATGGCATACGTTTGACGTTTGTTCCAAGGGCTTTCGTCGTCGCCAACGAAGCCCTCGGCGGTGCTTAAAATAACACCGTCGGACATACGTTTTAAGTCTGCAATTGCTCGCGTTCCGCCGTCGATTTTCTCAACGCTGCGAATGCTTACAACGCAACCGTGCGCCGTCGCTATTGATTGCCAGCCTTCGACGCGGACATAGCGTTTGCCTTGTATGGGCGTCGCCGCTGCTTCGACAATTTCGCGGCATAGCTCGGCGATTGAACGGCCTTGGTTTACAAGTGCAGTCGAGTTGACTAGCACTAAATCAGCGTTCGGAGCTGATGCGGAAACCGGCGTAGTTACCGGCTCGCTATCTATCGCAATTGTGTCGTGTGGTGTTATCATATCGGTAAGGGATTGGGAGTTGAGTTGATGGGCTGGAGGGGGTTAAAACTCTTCGTGCTTTTCGTTAATATAAAAAAACGGGCGCAGATCACTTAAGCACTCGCGTAAATTATCGGTTACATAACGAAGGTTATGCTTGGTCTCTTTTAAGAAAAGAGACATTCTCTTTCTTGCCTCTTCCGCATCTTCGTTCTCTGCATGGCTCTTTGCATTATCAGAAGCGTAGTCATAAGCATCCTGTTTCGCGCGAGTTGCTCTTTTATAGTCGCAACGCATGACTTGAATATAATTGCGGGCAGACTCTAGGCCATTAACAGTAAACCTAATATAGTTATAAAAGTCTTTCTCTTCTGCGGAAAGCTCTTCGTAATTATCTGGAACCGGAGGAATAAGTTCTTTTAACGAACGTTTGTCTTTGATTTCATCGAGTGCGTTCATGTTATATATTGGTTACGGGTTATTATGTGTGGGGGGGGGAGAAAAAAGGGGGGGCTTAGTCGTCTCCATTCGCTCGCAGTATTGCCGAACGGGCTTCATTTAACTCTTCACGTATCTCTTTCGCCGCGTTCTCGATTATCGTGAGAACGTATTCATAGAGTTGGTCTAACCCGCCATTGCCGCACCGCTCCGAGTAGTCGGCCTGTAGCTCTTCAATGCTCGTGAGTAGTTCGGTGCCGAGGTTGTCGTTGTCGCTCAGGCAGGCGGTAAGACGGCCAAGCAACTTATCTACATCGAAATTCGGCGGGGGAGGTGTGTCGGGGCGATACATGACAGGGAGGGAGGGGGGGGAGGGGGAGGTGTTCACAGGCCGAACTTGCGCCATTCGCTCTCGGGAATTAGGCCGCTGATGCGCCTTAGCTTCCCGCGTCGAATCAGGTCATAAACTTTCCATCGCGAGATACCCATGCGCTCGGCAAATTCGGTGACTTTCATCGGCCTACCAGAGTTCAACACCTGCTCGTTGTAGTCACGCAGCGCGGCTTTCATCTCGCGAACGATTATCTCCACGACCTCCCCAAGGGAGTTTGCGGCGTAAGGTGGGATTGGTGGCTCGGAGGTTTTCACGCCGCACCTCCCTTCGCTGTAGCTGCCTCGTGGGCCGAATACTGGCGCGAACGACGCACGGCGGCTTCTAGGGCTTTACGTATCCACGACGAAAGCGAGCGGTCGTCCCTCGCGGACAATTCGCCGAGTGCTTCGCGCAATCGAACAGGGCAGGAGAACGACACGATAGCCGTCTCGGCGTGTAGCCGATTTGACTGAATGGTTTCGTTATTCATAGTGTGATTAAATTTGATTTAATTAACCAAGTCAAGCCGGTTAATAAATTTGCCTAAAAAAAAAGCCGGTAGACCCTCGCTTCCCCCTATGAGTCGCCACGGCATACTTTCAGAGCACAGCGCACAGATTTGCTTCGTCGTGCCCAAGGAGCTTAAAGCCCAACTCCAGAAGCTGGCGGCGGCGGAAGACCGCTCATTATCCAACTTCATCGCCCGCGAGCTCGCGCATTTGGTTAAAGACAAGACCGCCAAAAAACCGGCGAAAAAGTAGCCGCTCACGCCGCACCTCCCTTCGCGCTCTTGGCTGCGTTGGTATCCCCGAAGTCGGGCTCTTCAATCCGAACTCCCCAACCGGCGGCCTCTATCTGCGCTATGTAGGCGTCCGCGTTGTCGCTGGGAAAGCCCGTGCTCGGCTCGCCTTGATAGTCGCAGAGTGTCAGTCCAATGATTTCAGCAATAATCTCGGCGGTCTCTCCGTAGGCGTTCAGGTAGTCGCCAATGCGGAACAGGAGCAGCTTGCGCGAGTAGATTTCTTCAACGCGGTCGCCCGTGAGGCGGATTTGGCTGCGCTCAAAATACTGTTCGAGCAAGTTTGCAGGGAGTGCGCGGCGAGCGGGGGTAGCTTGAGCAGCGGGCGCGGGCAGCTTTAGGGAACAAGCAATGCGTTGTTGTACTGTCGGAAGGGCATTTCGATTAATCGCTCGGCTTGTCGCAGTGCGAGAAATGCGGATTTTTCTCGCAAGCTCGGAAACGCTAGCGGGACTTTTCCCCGATAGGCGATTGCGCAAAAGCGCAATCGAAACTGCTTCGCGGAAATTCTGGCTCTGTGGGAAGGGATGCATTTTCGGCTTTCTAGGTTTACATTTGAGAACCATTTCGCTTCATCAGTTCTCACTTGAGAACTTTGTTTGCATATGAAAAGCGAATTTAGTTCGCATTAGTCAACTCAAAAAGTCGAAAAATCCTCATTTAGTCATGCAACTCTCTAATCCTGAAAGAGTTAAAATTGCGGAAAAAGTCCGCAAAATGCGGGGGGGGCTCACACAATCGGAGTTCGCGAGCCGATTGCTCTATAGCCGCGAGTATATTTCAGAGGTTGAAAGAGGGGTTCGCTCGCCAAATGCGCGTTTCCTTCGTGCTCTCGAAGCCCTAGAGACTGAAAAAGGAGGCGATTCGCCCATGCCTGCACTTTCCGCCTCCGGTTCTTCTCGTCGGAGCGGTTATGTGCGCATCTCGCGTCTCGCGGTGGAAGCGTCCGCCGGTGCTGGCGTCCAAAATGATGACTTCCCCGAAGTGCTCGACTCGCTTGACATTGCCGAATGGCGCATCCGCTCGCTCTTTGGGCGCGTCCCCCGCGCGGGCGAGCTTTCCGTTGTCCAGGTGCGCGGCGACTCGATGCAGCCGGACTACGAAGACGGCGACGCGGTTCTCATCGACACCACTCGCGCTCGTTTCGATGGCGACGGCATTTATTTATTCACACTCAACGGCCAAGCCATGATTAAGCGGCTCCAAATGCTGCCTAACGGTCTCCACGTCATGAGTAGCAACCCACGCTATCAATCCTATACTATCCCCCCTTCCGACACCGAAACCCTCCGCATCGTTGGCCGCGCTGGCGCATCGCTGCTATTGCGGGGGTTGTAAGTGGCATTATCCTCTCTAGCCGTGACTACCCCATTAATCCCCCGTTTCTACTGCGTCGCTGCGCTTGTATTGCTCCTTATAGTAACGCTAAGCCTTGTGCAAATCGCCATCAGCTTCCGCTATATCGCCTCGCGAATGCCGCCGACACAGCAGGAGTTGCAAGATGCAGTAGAGGCAGACGACGACGAGAGCGTAAAGCGCACACTCGGCAGGGTTCCCCTTGGTTTCAATTAAGTCCCCCAAAAAAACATTATGGACAAAGAGGATCGTTGGACTCTGTTCGCAGCCCTTCTGGTACTAGCTGTCATTATAACTGCCCTTTGGCGAGGCGTTGAAATGGGCATGGAGATGAATAAGAAAGTTACGACAATAACCAACTTATTTGTCGGTTGGGCGGGACTTGCCTCGAGCGTAGTTTTCATTTTCGGAGAAATAACACGGGAGGGAAATATGAAAAAGAAGACATTCATAAATGTGGTCGCCGTGGTAATCGTGATGTCGTGGATTGTCTTCGGAATCTCTTCGTGCTCTGCTCCTAGTTTTCCCTCTCGCTCCTACGACTACAGCGACGAATACTACGAAAACGAGCCGCCAGATACTCACTATTACGGGCGGAAGGGCTAACCCGTCGCCTGCCGCGCGAGCGCGAGTCTGCGCCTTTGCTGCATCAGTAGCACGCGCATCGTCTGCGCTCGTATCCCGTGCGTTCTCGCTGCCTCCTCCCTCCCCACTCCGTCAACTATCACCGCACGCACGGCCCGAGTGCCCCTCCCTCCACGGGAGAGGCTGCTTAGCTTTGCCAGCGCGTCGAATGCCTCCGCGCTCATGCGT